AGATAATTTGGATTGATAACTTTAATACTGCATCTAATACGCTAAACGCAGCACCAGGATTTGGTAGAGGATATCAAGGAACAGTTCCTACTAGTCACGCTCAATATGCTCAAGTGACATTATCTCTATCATTTCCTAGAGTATCAATTAAGAAGGCTATCAACGATACTATCAACTCTTTGTATCCTAAACTATGGGCAGTAGATTCATACACCTTTACATTTAATGCAAGCCAAACTACATACGCACTACCAGATGATCTAGAACAAATCTTGTTTGTATCTTGGCAGACTACTGGTTCATCTAAAGAGTGGCTACCAGTTAATCGCTGGAGAGCAGATGGTATGGCTAATATCTCTACCTTTAATACCACTAATACAATTAATATTTATGAGAATATACAACCTGGTAGAACAGTTCAGGTTTACTACACAACCACTCCAGATACTTTAGATAATAATTCTGATGATTTTGCTGATGTAACTGGACTTCCTGCTTCATCTCAAGATGTAGTAACACTAGGTGCAGCCTATAAGTTACTATCCTTTATAGATTCAGGAAGAATATCTTTAACTTCAGCAGAGTCAGATCTTGCAGATTCTAAGATCCCTTCAGGAGCTGGCGCTAATAACTCTCGTTATATCTACGCTTTGTATCAACAAAGACTTAACGAAGAAGCACTTAAACTGCAAGACAAATTCCCAATACGCCTACACTATACTAAGTAAGGAAAGAAATGACCCGTAAGTTCTCGTCTATCAGCGTTGAAACAACGCTTGCATCTGGTATATCTAATAGCCAGACAACTTTAACGGTTGCTACTGGTACGGGTTCAGCACTACTTGGTGGTGTAACCCTTGCTGCTGGTAACGTAGATCAATTTACATTAGCAATTGATCCTGATACTACTAATGAAGAAATTGTTTTTGCTACGGCAGTAGCATCAGATACTTTTACAATTGTTAGAGGAAGAGCTGGATCTAGCAATATATCTCATTCAGGAGGAGCAACAGTTCGTCACGTTTTAACCTCTGATGATCTAACATTTTTTAACACAGGTGTTGCTACAGCAGATGCAGCAATTCCAGAATCAACAGTAACTGCTAAAGGCGATTTAATAGCAGCAACTGCTTCAGCTACAGTAAATAGACTTGCTGTTGGATCCAGCAACCAAAGTTTATTAGTGGATAGTACAACATCTACTGGTCTTAAGTGGGGCGCTTCTTCAACATCAACATTAACAACTACTGGTGATCTTCTTTACGCATCAGCAGCAAACACTTTAGCTCGTAGAGCAGTAGGCTCAACAGGTGATGTATTAACAGTTACAGGCGGTGTACCCGTTTGGGCAGCACCTGCCGTACCTAACTTAGATCTAACTATAGATGCTAAAACTGCTGACTATACTTTTGTAGCAGGAGATGTTAATAAGTTAATTACTATGTCTAGTTCTAGCACTACAACCTTTACAGTTCCTAGTGGAGTGTTCACAACAGGACAGCAAATTAACGTTCAAGGTATTGGAACAGGAACAGTACAAATTAGAAATAATGGTACTAGCTCTTTAACTTCAACTGGCGTTACAACAACTGCTCCTAACTTAAGAGCAAGATATTCTGCTGCAACAATTATTTGCACAGGAACGAATACCTTTACAGTGATTGGGGATATATCTTAATGCCAACCGTATACAAAGTTTTAGGACAATCTAATCCTGCTGCTACTACAGCGACTACTCTTTATACAGTACCTGCTTCAACATCAACTGTAGTATCAAGCATTACGATTTGTAATCAAGCTGCATCTGCTGCAAGTTATAGAATTGCTATACGACCAGCAGGAGCAACACTAGCAACTCAACATTATATTGCTTACGGTGTTGTCATTGCAGCAAATGATACTACTGTACTTACTCTTGGAATTACTTTAGCTACTACTGATGTTATAACCGTTTATGCTTCAACCGCGAATTTCTCATTTTCAGCATTTGGAAGCGAGATTTCTTAATGGCAATTAGATTTGCTAAAACTTCAACAGTTGTAAATAAAATACCAAAAACTTCTAATTTTTGGGATGGTTCAGCAGCAGAAGGTGTAAGTGCTGAATATGTAATTGTTGCTGGTGGAGCATCAGGCGGTTCTCGCGTAGGCGGTGGCGGTGGTGCTGGAGGTTTAAAGACTGGTACTGCACTTTTAACATTAGGTACAACTTATACAATTACAGTTGGTGCTGGAGGAACTGCAGTAACTGCTCCTTCTGGTAGTGGTGTTCGCGGTAATAATGGCACTAATTCCAGTATGTCAGGAACTGGATTAACTACTATTACCTCTACTGGCGGTGGCGGTGGTGGTGCTTATTCGGGAGTTGATCCTGTTAACACTGGTGGTTCTGGTGGCGGTAGCCAAGGTTATAACGTAGGCACACCTGGCGGTACTGGTATATCTGGACAGGGTAATAATGGTGGTACTGGAATAAATGGTGCTGGTGGCGGCGGTGGAGGCGCTGGTGCTGTAGGTCAGGATGGTCAAGGTAGTGGTGTAGGCGGCGCTGGTGGTGCTGGATCTGCATCATCAATTACTGGTACATCCGTTACAAGAGCTGGCGGTGGCGGTGGCTCTGGAGATAATTCAGGTGGCGCAGGCGGTACAGGTGGAGGTGGAGCAGGTGTTGGTGGATCAACAACTCCAGCAACTTCTGGAACTGCAAACACTGGTGGTGGTGGTGGAGCGACTAGAGATGTTTCTGACTCAGGTGGTAAAACTTCAGGCGCAGGTGGATCTGGTGTAGTAATTTTAAGTGCTTTACAAGCAGCTACTTCAACAACTGGTTCTCCAACTGCAACAACTTCTGGAAGTTATTATATTTATCAATTTAATGGAAACGGGAGCATAACTTACTAATGCCAATACTTGGAATTATTGCTTCTTCTGGTGCTACTAGGAAACCATCTAATATTGAAGTATTAGTATTAGCAGGTGGCGGTGGCGGCGGCGGTCAATCAGGCGCTGGCGGTGGTTCAGGTGGTTTAATCCACGCTTCATCTTTTTCTGTCACACTTGGAACTACATACAGTTTATCAATAGGTGGCGGTGGAGGTACTGTCTTCCGAAACGTAGGTAATAGTGGTACTAACTCAACATTTAATAGTACAAGTTTAGTTGCTGTTGGCGGTGGCGGTGGAGGTTGTGGATATGATGCTTCTACATCTAATGGTGTAACTGGTGGTTCTGGCGGTGGAGGTTCAGGTCAATCTGGCTCAGCACTAGGAGCTGCCTCTAACCAAGGATCTTCTGGTGGCACTGGCTATGGTAATGCAGGTGGTAATGGAAGTAGTAGTGATAACAGAGGTGGCGGTGGTGGTGGTACAGGTGCAGCAGGTACTTCATCAAATACTACAACATCAGGAACTGGCGGCACTGGAACTTCAGCATTTGATACTTGGTTAAGTGCTACTTCATCAGGTGAATTAGTATCAAGTACAAGATATATTGGTGGTGGCGGTGGTGGTGGTGCTATCTCAACACAAGCCTTAGGTGGAAATGGCGGTGGTGGAGATGGTCAAACAAGAAATACTGCTGGCGCTAATGCAACAGTCAATTGTGGCGGTGGTGGTGGCGGCGCTGCTGACTTGAATAATATTGATGGAACAAATGGCTCAAGTGGTTTAGTTCTTATTAGATATCCTGATAACTTTTCAGAACTAACATCAACTACTGGGTCACCAACATTAGTTACTTCTGGCGGTTATAGATATTACAAATTTACAGGAAATGGGAGTGTTACAATTTAATGGCTCACTTTGCAAAATTAGATGAAAACAATATAGTTATTGAAGTCAATGTAGTTAATAATGAATCGCTTGATTCTACAAATGAAGAAGCTTCTGGAATCGCTTTTCTTACAGAATGGTCTGGCGGTTATTCTAACTGGAAGCAAACTTCCTATAATGGAAACTTCCGTAAGAATTATGCTGGTATCGGCTATACTTATGACTCGGTAAGAGATGCTTTTATTCCACCAAAGCCATTTAATTCTTGGATACTTAATGAAGACACCTGTCTTTGGGAAGCACCAACACCTTACCCAACTGATGGAAAGTTTTATAATTGGGTTGAACTAACTCTTAGTTGGCAACCAGATCTTAATCTTAATTAAATAGATTCCTCCTGAGCACCGAGGCTAAAAGGCTCATATTTTTATGTCCAAAATCAAAGGAGAATAATGGTCCCACCATATGGCGATGATATAACCGAACGCATACCCGTACCATTATCTAACCCAGCAGGTGCTACATCTTATGCCTTAACTGGCGTTGCCTATGATATGGCTATTGCAGGACTACCATTCTTTGTTAATGCCTCCGATGATACACCTTATCGTAGAGTTACGGCGCAGTATCGTAAGCAACAGATTGACCAAACTAGAGAAGCTGGTGAGCAAACGCTTACTGGTTGGTGGTTAAGAAGTCAGTCATCATTTCATCAAGGACAAGGTATTAACTTCTTTGAACCTATCCAAGATGAGTCATTAAGATTTCAATATACAGAATCTAAGGGTTGTGATATCTGGACTAGAGGACAGGTAACATTACTTAACTCTGTATCTCCTGAACATATTACTACTGGTACATTAACTGCTAATAATAGACCACAGCAGATTGCTAGATCTATCCAATGGGAAAAAAATAGTAATACCTATAATGGTATTTTATTATGGGATGAGTATGATGTTGATAAAGTATTTCCAACAATTACTAAATCTATTAACAATAAGGCTTTAACATCTAACGTAGCAACACTTACTACTACAGAAGCTCACGGGCTATCTACTGGTATGGAAGTTGAGATTACTGGTGTAGATGCTACCTTTAACGGTACTTATCGCATCACTGGTGTACCTACAACCACTACCTTTACCTATGCTAAGACAGCAACTGATGTCCCATCTACTGCAGTATCCCCTGTTGGAACTGTTACTTCTTCAATCATTCATTTTATAGATTATAACTCAGGTACAGATTACAAAGTATTTGGTATCTGCGATGATGGTGTTTATGCCTATTGGGTAACTAACGTACTTAACTCTGGAACACCAAGACTTAGAATATATAAGAAGTTATTATCAGATGATAGTTCTGTATCACCTACTTTAATGATAAGTGAGAACAGTATCACTGTAGATAATGCAATTCTAGAGTATACAAAAGAACGTATTGTTGCCTGCATTAATAACAAGGTTTATGAGATAGCAACATCTGCTACATCCTTACCTTCTGCTGTTTATACACATCCTGATAATGATGTGGTATTTACTGGCGTAACTTCAAGCGGTGCTGCTATTTATGTATCATCATTTAGTGGTATTCAATCTACTATTGTTAAATTTACTTTATCTACTGCTGGTGCTATGCCCACTTTAACTAGTGCTATTACTGCTGCAGAATTACCAGTAGGTGAAATTGTCTACGACATTTACTACTACCTAGGTTATATGGCTATTGGTACCAGTAAGGGTATTCGTATAGCTGTAGTTGGTGATGATGGATCTATTAATTATGGACCACTTATTACTGATACTACTCATCCTTGCTATGACTTTGCTGCAAGGGATTCATACCTTTGGTGTGCAACCAGTGTAGAAAATAACCCAGGTGTTATTAGAATTAATCTTGGTACTAGATTAGGTACTGATCTAAACTTTGCATACTGCAATGATTTGTATGCACCAACAGTAACTGGCTTTGATACTACCACCTGTGCATTTATGGGTGATACTAACCAGTTAGCATTTGTTACTGCTAATAATGGAACCACTGATGGTGCTATCTATGTTGAGAATTTAAATGAGAAACTAGAAGAGGGTTATCTACAAACAGGTTTTATCCGCTTTAATACTTTAGAGTTAAAAGTTTATAAGTTACTACAAGCTAGAATTGATACTACAAATGGTGGATTAAATATAGATACAGTTACTTATAATAATACCGAATATCGTATTGGTACCTTTAATCAAGAAAGTGGTGTTCCAGAGGTAACAGTTTCATATCCAACAGGAGCGCAAGAGTATTTAGGATTTAAGTTTACCCTTAGTAGGTCTACTACTAACACTGCATTAGGTCCAGTCTTTAATGGTTATAATCTTAAAGCATTACCTGCAGTGCCTCGTCAAAGACTAATCCAGTACCCACTATTTTGCTATGACCACGAGACAGATAAATTTGGTGTTGAAGAAGGATACGAAGGATCTGCATATGAGCGTATGTCTGCATTAGAACAGGTGGAAAATGTGGGAGATACAGTTAGAGTTCAAGACTTCAGAACAGGTGAGTCATATCTTGGCCTTATTGAAGAACTTGATTTTATAAACAAAACACCATCAGGACCTCGTTTCTCTGGCTACGGAGGAACACTGGTCGTAACTATTAGATCTATTTCATAGGAGAATAATGTCACCGACTGACTGGGCTGCATTAGCAGTTTCTATAACCACTTTATTTGGCGCATTGGCAATGGGTGTAAGACACCTTGTGAAGCACTACCTATCAGAGCTTCGCCCCAATGGAGGATCAAGTTTAAAGGACTCCGTCAGTAGGTTAGAAAGACAAGTGGAGGAAATAATCACTATACTTATCAACAAATAAATAAGGGGGAATGAATGGTTAAGGTTTACACATTACCAGATTGTGTGCAATGTGAGATGACTAAGAAGTTGTTAGATAGAAGTAAAGTAGAGTACGAAGTAATAGATATAAGCCAAGACCAAACTGCTAAAGAAACTGTAGAAGCATTAGGATATAAGCAGGCACCCGTAGTTGTTTATGATAAGTTCCACTGGTCAGGATTTAGACCAGATAAAATTAACGCATTACATTTAACACTACTAGAAAAAGGCGTAGCATAATATGGAAAAGGAAGTAAAGAATGAAACTTGTTGTAAAGAGAGCGACACCTGCTGCAATAGCAGTACTACGACAAGCGACAGCATTGTGGCCCAAGCGCAAGAAAGCCTCAGACGGACTCTTGCCTTCATCGGCTCACATTAAACAAAGTCCCAACTCAGACCACAATACAGGACTAGCTGTAGATCTAACCCACGATCCAGATAATGGAGTAGATTGCAAAGATATCTATAAGAAACTACAGACAGATCGTAGAGTTAAGTATCTAATATTTAAAGGCAAGATCTGGAATCAAGTAGATGGTGAAAGAAGTTATAGTGGAAAGAATCCCCATAATAAACACTTGCATATATCCATAAAGGATCAGTATGCTAAAGATGATTCCAACTGGTTCGGTTGGATGGGTGAGGTGCCTAAGAAGTTTACACTTCCTAAGCCATTACCTAAAAAGAAACAGGAGAAATAATGAAGGATCTACTAAAGAAGTTAAAGAGCAAGAAGGCTAAGGCTGCATTTAAGTCTTACCTACGAGCTGTACTTGCTTCAGCAGTAACAATGGGATTAGCACTAGCGGCTGACCTAGCACCAGAGTACGCAATCTTGATCGGATCTATCGCAGGTCCACTTGCTAAGTGGGCAGATAAGACTGAAAAAGAATACGGTCTGACTAAGTAGTTTTAATACCGCGAGGCAATACAGGGCCACCCTTAACGGGGTGGCCTTCTTTTTTTATGCCCTTTTACTCTTGGATGTAATCAGGTTTATCTATTGGTGTGGGTACGATAACAAGATTTCCACAGTTAGAACATTCACCGTCTAGGTGATACCAGGATAGTTGGTAATCGTAGAAGGATGCCATAATTGTAAAGGTCATAGAGCCACAAGGACAGGCGTGAAGAGGACCGAGATCTCTTAGATCAGAGCCGAATTTCGGTGGGAGCTTCTCCCTATTTTTTCGCAGCCTTGGTAGACGGAACATAGAGACCGTAACCATCGCGGCGCTTCAATGCGCCGCCCGTATTATTCGCCTTCGGCTCATATTGTACACATTCCGAACCCACTATTGATGTTATTACGGCCCCTCGGCGTGTCATAAGTACATCCCACACTTTTGTTGTAGTAGTGGTATTATTTATACCAAGAGATAGGAGTTGAATTGACCGCGATAATTGGTATCCAAGGCAAAGGCTGGGCAGTATTAGCCTCAGATACTATGACTACCTATACTGATAAACCTTACATTGCTAAAGGCTATGACAAAATAGTTAAGGTTAATGAATATCTAATAGCTGTAGCAGGTGATGCTACTGCTGGAGATATTTTAAATAACTTATGGCAACCACCAAAGGTAGTTAAAACTCAAGAACCTGATCGCTTCTTAATGATTAGAGTTCTACCATCTATAAAACAAACATTAACTGATGCAGGGTATGACCCTGCGCCTAAGAATAAAAATGATGATGACTCTGGATGGGATGCTTTAATTTGTTTTAATGGAAAGATATATCAGATCAGTGATGACTATGGGTATATGAGAGATGATAGAAACTTATACGGCATAGGATCAGGTGGATCAATTGCTCTTGGTGCATTAGCTGCTATGGAGAGTGAGATAAGAACTCACGGTAAAGCAGCAAGTGCTGCAAAGAAAGCAATTAACATTGCTATCCAGTACAACGTATGGTGTGGTGGAGTACCAACCATCAAGACTCAGTTCACAAAGTAAGGAAGGCTATGAAAGAAATACTTTTACAATTGGAATGGTATCTGTTAGATTTAGAAATGTATAAATTTATTCTAGAATGTTTTATTAAGTGGGGATTATAGTGAGCGATCCAAAGCAGTTATTGATTGATGTTCTACGAGCTAAAGATGCTGGTAGGGCTAGATCTAAACAAACACAGGTAGGTCCATCAGAGTTAGGTGGTTGCCGTAGAAAAGTTTGGTATCGTCTTAACGATCAACCTGAAACTAATGAGAACGAATTAAAGTTAGCAGCGATTATGGGTACCGCTATCCACGCTACTATTGAAGAAGCAATACGCAGTATAGATCCAAAGGGTGAGAAGTATTGGGTTGAAACTGCAGTTGAGTATTCTGGGATGAAAGCGCATATAGATCTATTCATTCCAGAGACTGGCGATGTTATTGATTGGAAGACTGTTAAGAAACAAAACCTTTCTTACTTTCCATCTAGTCAACAACGTTGGCAGGTTCAGGTCTATGGCTATCTGTTAGACAAGTCTGGGAAGGGGAAGCCTAGAACTGTCAATCTGGTAGCCATAGCCAGAGATGGCGATGAGAGAGATGTAGTTGTCCACTCTGAAGCATATGATCCTACGATTGCTGAAGAGGCTCTTAACTGGTTAGCTGCAGTTAAAGAGTCAGAGATAGCACCAGATCCTGAGAGAGATCAAAACTATTGCAAATCTTATTGCAAGTACTTTGATGCAACAGGAGAGATCGGATGTTCTGGCTTAAAAAAAGAACGTATCAAGGATGAGCTGCCTGTTATAGAAGACAGTAGCGTTGATCATTCAGCCTTGATGTACTTGCAACTTGATCAACAGATAAAAGAGTTGACCGAAAAACGAGAGTCATTACGAACTGCGTTTGACGGTATAACTGGAGAGACTGCTAGTGGTGTACAGATTACCTGGACAACTGTTAATGGTAGGTCTACAGTTAACACAGCCGAAGTAGAAAAACTACTAGGCTTTGTACCAAAGGTGGAGGGACAACCTTTCGCTAGATTAAATATAAAAACTGGAGGAAAATAAATGGCTGCACCTGAATCAACTAAGTTTCAGATCAACTACAAGTTAGCTGATGGAACATTAGTTAATCTATATGCAACAAGTCAGACAGAGTTAGAGGCATCTCTAACATCTATTGCTGATCTATCAACACTCATTACTTCAACTGGCACCACACTTGGTGCTACCGCTCAACCAACTGGTGGAGCAATTGCTTATGCTAAGAAAGCACTAGGTGCTACAACAGTGTCAGCACCATCAGGTGATGCACCCGATTGCAAGCACGGGTCTATGAGCTTTAGATCTGGACAAGGTACTAAGGGTCCTTGGAAAGGTTGGATGTGCGCTGCACCTAAAGGTGCAACAGATAAGTGCGATACAGTCTGGATTAGATAGCAAATGCGGGGGCCTCGTGAGTTTGAGAACCCCTCTTGTGCAGAGATATCAATGGATATGTTCTTTCCTGAAAGAGGAGAAGACTTATCTACAATAAGACAGATTAGAAATGTCTGCAAGTTATGTCCCCACCAGCAGGAATGTGCAGAGTGGGGCATACAAAAAGAAAGATACGGAGTATGGGGCGGTTTGTCTGAGACAGATCGTAGAGTAATCCGTAAACAAAGAAACATTATCCTAAGAGAAGAAGAAATTGCTTAACTTAAATAGAGCTTGGAAGAGTACGACAACAAAGGCTACCCCTTTGCCTATCGTCTGGAATGATTTAAAGTCCAAACAGATAAGGTTTAGAAGAGGTCAAGTCTGTATGATTGCTGCTGCTCCAAACGCTGGTAAGTCTATGTTTGCTTTGATCTATGCGATCAAGGCTGATGTACCTACGCTTTTCTTTTCTGCAGATACTGATGTGGCTACAGTAATGATGAGAACTGCAGCACATATCTCAGGTCATAATCAAACTCTGGTAGAAGAAAACTTAACCAAGAATAGTAAGTACTATGATGATAAGTTTGATAAGGTAAAAAATATACAGTGGGTCTTTGACTCATCACCATCACTAGATGATATTGAGTTAGAGATCAAGGCTTATATAGAACTTTATGGTATTCCACCAGAGTTAATTATTATAGATAACCTTATGAATGTGGTAGCTGAATCAGACAATGAGTGGGCAGGACTGCGAGCTATTATGGTTGAACTGCACGATATGGCTAGACA